TAGCAAGTCTCGTCCTGCGTGCGCTTTGTCGGTGTTTTTCGGCGTGGTGCTGTGCGCTCGTGTGCGGCTGTTTGGCGGGTTTTTGGGTCTTGGGTGACCTTGTGAGGGGTGGCCGCGTTTTTGTGGCGTGGTTCGTTTTAGTCGCACTCTCGATGCCTTCACATCCGCATGATTCCGCCATTTATCCGTAACGCATGATATGCTGGATGCATGAGCAAGCGATGCGGTAGGTGCGGCGGCACGATGGTGACAGTTCGGGCCGATGCCCGATTCTGCTCGACTCGTTGCCGCGTCGCGGATGCTCGCCGCCGTAAGCGTGAATCAGTGACATTTCCCCCCGAACTGACGGCAAAGGCCCGGTTCGTTAGGTGGGCGCTTGTGGTTCGCAACGGGCGCGAGACGAAGGTTCCTCTGACTCTCGATGGGCTGGCTGCTTCTTCAACGAACGCGGCTACATGGTGCACCTTTGGCGAGGCGCGCGACTCTTCGGTAGGTCGGGGCATGGGCTTTGTTCTTGGCGAGGGTATCGGGTGCATCGACTTGGACCATTGCATTGTTGATGGCGTGGTTGCCCCTTGGGCGCAGGTGGTTCTTGATGCGAACCCGGACACGTTCGTTGAGGTTTCTCAGTCCGGTACTGGGCTGCACGTTTTTGGGCTTCTCGCTGAGGGGCCGGGTAGGAAGATCCGCGATGGCCGGGACATTGAGTGGTATTCGGTGGGCCGGTACATCGCTTTGACGGGTTCCCGCTTTGGTGGTTCCCCGTCGCGCCTGGAGCAGTTGGTGCTTCCGGCCTAGTTTGCGCCCTGGTGGCGCTTGCCACCCCAGGAGGGTATGAACATGGCTAAAGTGTATGCGCCGCGTGGCTTGAGGGCTGCGGGGAAGAAGCTCTGGGATGCGACGACGACGAGTTATGAGATGCGTGAGGATGAGCTTGCCATCTTGAAGGATGCGTGCTCTGAAATGGATCTGATTGCGCGGATGGAGAAGGCGCTTGAGTCTGAGGCGTTGACCGTTACAGGTTCGATGGGTCAGTTGGTTGCTCACCCGCTCGTGCAGGAGATCCGGCAGCATCGCCAGACGTTCGCGGCGTTGATTGGGAAGTTGAAGCTTCCTGATTTGGATTCTGACGGTGCAGTGAATCAGCAGCGCCAGGCTGCACAGTCTCGCTGGGCTGCGGCTCATGGCAAGGTCGCGTAATAGTACGGCTCTCATTACTTCCGCCGAGTCGGATTTTGCGGAGATTGTCCGCTGGTATGAAGACTTTTTGGCGCGTTCTGTTCCGCCTTCGGGGTTGCTTTGGGAGCCGGTAAGGATTGGGCTGACTTGGCAGTATTCGGAGTCTGGGTGGTCGCTACCTGAGCACACTTTGGGGTGGCGGGTGCTCGCTTGGTGCGGGTATTGGTTGAGGGGGAAGGGCGGGAAGCCTTGGCAGTTTACTGCTGAGCAGGCCCGTTTCATTCTTTGGTATTTCTCGGTTGACGAGTCTGGTTCTTTCCTGTTCCACTCCGCTGTGTTGCAGCGTTTGAAGGGTTGGGGCAAGGATCCTTTGTCGGCGGCTATGGCGATGGCGGCAATGTTCGCTGAGGTGAACTTTTCGCATTGGGACGGGGACCGGCCTGTTGGTCGTGATGAGCCGAATGCGTGGATCCAGCTTGTTGCTGTTTCTTTGGATCAGACGAAGAACACGATGAAGTTGTTTCCGTCGCTGATTTCTGCCGAGGCTCGCAAGTTTTATGGCATTCAGGTGTTGCGTCAGAACGTGTGGGGGTTGGGTGATACTCGCCAGATTGAGGCTGTCACGTCTTCGGTGATGGCGATTGAGGGCGGTCGGCCTACGTTCACGGTTCGTAATGAGACACAGAACTGGAATGAGTCGAACGCTGGGCATGATTTGGCGGGCGCGATTGAGGGTAACGCGGCGAAGTCTGAGGGTGGCGCTGCACGGATGCTTGACATTTGTAATGCTTACCGGCCTGGTGAGGATTCTGTGGGGCAGCGTGCACGTGAAGCGTACGAGGCGACTTTGGATGTCGAGAAGGGCACCGTTGATTTCGGGGTCATGTATGACTCGCTGGAGGCTCCCCCGAGTGCGCCGTTGACTCTTGAGGCTGCTGAGTCTGTTGTTGAGGCTGTTCGCGGTGACGCTGTGTGGTTGGACTCTGACCGTATTCGGGCTTCTATTGCGAACCCGGCGAACCCTCCGTCTGAGTCTCGCCGCAAATGGTACAACCAGATCACTGCTGCTGAGGATGCTTGGGTTTCGCCCCAGGAGATTGATTCGCTCGCTGATTCGACAGTCATTGTTGATGCTGGTGATGAGGTTGCCATCTTCTTGGATGGTTCAAAGAATGATGACGCTACCGGCCTGGTGGGCGTTCGCATGTCTGACGGGCATGTGTTCACGATTGGGATGTGGCAGCGCCCTCCTGGTCGTCGCGGTGACGATTGGATGGTTCCTTGCGCTGACGTGGATCAGGTCGTGCAGGACACGTTCGAGAAATATCGGGTGGTTGGGTTCTTCGGGGATCCTGGGCACGCCCTTGATGACGAGTCCCAGGAGTCGATGTGGATGCCGTGGTTTGACAAATGGCATCGCCGGTACGGGAAGCGTTTGCGGGTGTGGGCGCAGGGGTCGAAGCGTTCCGAGAAGGGTCACGCGGTGCTGTTCGACATGTCGGCCCGAGATGTGTCGCGGAAGTTCGCGGAGGCTGTGGCGTACACGCTTGCGGAGATCCGTTCGGGTGCGTTCACGTACGACGCTGATGCGCGGTTGCGTAAACACATTCTGAATGCGCGCCGTTACCCGGTGCAGGGCGTGGTGTCCATTTCGAAGGAAAGCCGTGAGTCGAAACGAAAGATTGACCTTGCGATCTGCATGGTTGGTGCTCGCCTTGTGCGACGACAGATTCTGAATATGCGTAAGCGTGGAGGTAGCACATGGTGATGTCACAGGGTGATGTTGTGGAGCTTGCCACAGAGGTGCTTCTGCCAAAGATGGATGTGGAACGGCAGTCTTTGGACAAGATCGACAAGTGGATGCGTTGGGGTCCTGAGGAGGTTCAGGTTCCACGGACTGCGAAGCAGGAGAAGCGGTATCTTGCGAAACTGTCTGAGACTCCATGGTTGATGCTGGTGGTGAATACGCTTGCTCAGCAGTTGATTGCGGAGACAGTGCGTTCTTCCCAGAGTGAAGACGTGGGGCCGATGTGGGGGCCGTGGTTGCGGAATCGTATGCACTCACGGCAGCGTGCCATTCACCATGCTGCGCTTGGGTATGGGTATGCGTACACGACAGTGTTGCCTGGCGATTCTGGTGCTGTGATCCGTGGGTATTCTCCGCGTGAAATGTTTGCGGTGTATCAGGATCCGGTAGTTGATGAGTATCCGGCGTATGCGCTGCGTCGTCGCGGTGACCATTATGTGCTTCTGGATGAGGTTGCCGCGTACACGTTGGGGCTGGAGCGCGGGCGGCTGGTGTACATCACTCATGATGTGCATGATGTTGGTGTTCCACCGGTGGTTCGGTATTCCAATGCGATTGATCTTGAGGGCCGCACCCCGGGCGAGGTTGAACCGTACATTGGTGTGGCGAAGCGAATCAATCAGACTACGAATGATCGGATGCTGATTCAGCACCATAATTCGTGGAAGGTGCGTACAGCTACGGGCCTTGACGCTGACAAGTCGCCTGAGGAGAATGCGCGCGAGAAGATGCGTTTGTCTCAGGAGGACATCCTGGTTGGTGGGGATGGCGTGTCGTTCGGGACGCTCGATGAAACCAGTGTGGAGCCGTTAACTAGGGCGGCTGAGGCTGATGTCGGGATGCTCGCTGCAGTGTCTCAGACCCCGGCGCACGCGCTCACTGGCAACATGATTAACCTGTCTGCTGATGCCATTACCGAGGCCCGCGCAATGCTTGACACGAAGGCCGGACAGCGGAAGCTAGCGTTTGGTGACTCTCACGCGCAAACCCTTCGCCTTGCGTCTCACATCGAGGGCCGTGAAGCTGATGCTGCAGATTTCACTTTGCAGGTGCAGTGGGCTGATCTTGAGTCTCGTTCAATGGCTCAGGCTGCAGATGCGCTCGGGAAGATGTCCACAATGTTGGGTATTCCGCCTGAGATGTTGTGGGATCGGATCCCGACTGTCACTGCTCAGGAAGCGAAGATGTGGCGGGATCACAAGCTGAGTCACCCGTCACCTGAGTTGGTGCTTGCTGAGTCTTTGCGGAGGCAATCGAATGGCGTTGACGGCTGATGGGAAAGCATTAACTGAGGCGCACCGGGTGGGGCAGATCGCGATTGGCGCTAATGCTGATGCGGCTCTCCGCCTGGTGTGGCCGGTTTTGGATCCTGCAGATTTGGACCGTTCTGAACCGGCATGGATGTCCGCGTCGCTTGGTGTGACGAGACCCTACTACCAGGATTCGGTGAACCTGGCTGCGGCGTACACGACTGCGTACCGAGAAGCTGAGGGTGTGAGCCCTGGCCCGATTGTGCGGCCTGCATGGAATCAGCAGCATGTTGCCGAGAATTTGCATTTGGCTGGCCCGGTTCGGGTGAAGTTGCTTGTGGGGTCTGGCATGGCTGGCGCTGCGGCGGCGACCGCTGCTGTGACGAAGTTCGCTGGTATTGGCCGGCGTGCGGTGATGTCGGGTGGCCGCATGATGATTCATGAGTCAACGGCTCGCGATGGGAATGCGGTGGGGTGGCGGCGCGTCACCGATGGCGACCCGTGCACGTTCTGTGCGATGCTCGCGACTCGCGGCCCGGTGTACGGGAAGAACACCGTACTGTCCACTGGCGAGGGTCTTCGGTATCACGGCTCGTGTGGGTGCACCGCTGAAACGGTGTATGGCGAGTGGCAACCAACGGACATGGAACAGTTTTTCATTGACGAGTACCAGAGGGCTGCATCTGAGGTTAGTGAGCTTGGTTTGCCGCGCACTCAGAAGAATGTTCTACCTCGAATGAGGCGTTCGGGGACGTTCAAGGATTCCCCTTTGTCAAGAAATAAGACTTCCGGCCCATAAGGGGCTGGTTCAATTGCTGCCCCTGGTGGGCGGCCTGGATATGGCCCCGGGAGGGCAACATGAGTGATGTAACTGCGAACGATCCTGTTGATGAGGACGTGACCCTGGAGGTTGAGTCCGAAGATCTGGATGAACAGCCAGGCGATGAGCCTGGCGGTGAGCCGGACAGCTTTGACCCTGATAAGGCTCGCGAGAAGATCCGCAAGCTGAACTCTGAGGCTAGTGGCCTGCGTAAGCGCGCCAAGGAGGCCGAGGAGAAAGCCAAGAGCGCCGAGGATAGCGGCGAGCGTGTGACTGCCCTGGAGGCAGAGAACATGCGTCTCAGGGTTGCGGTGAAGCTTGGCGGGCAACTTCCTGATGACCTGATCGACAGGTTGCGGGGCAGCACTGAGGAAGAGCTGCTTGAGGATGCGGAGAAGCTTCTTGGGCATTTTGAGAAGCGCAAACCGCCCACGGATCAGCCGCGACAGAAGTTGCGTGGCGGCGGGGATCCGACACAGCAAACGAACAGTATTGATGACCTGGACAAGTTCGCAGAGGGCATCTTCAAAAACTAAAGCCATCCACTCGGGTGGCTTTTTCTATTTCTACTGAAAGGAGAGCCTCATGGCTCACACTCTCTACACCCCTGAACAGGCAGCGAAGGCGACACTTGCGTCGCTGCGTTGGCTGACCAACCTGCCGCGTACCGTGCGTCAGGATTTCTCTAACGAGTTCGTTGCTGGCCGTGGCCAGACCGTGAACGTTCTCGGTCCGATCAGTGCCGGTGCTGCGAAGGTGTACACCCCGGCGAACCGTACCGCCCGTGATGCGATTGAGTTCAATGACATCACGCAGACTTGGTTCCCGGTCACGCTGGAGAACCAGCTGTACAACGCGGTTCGTCTCCCTGACGATTTCGCGACTTTCACCCTGGAGGATCTGACACGCCAGGTTTTGAAGCCTCAGGCCGAGTCTGTTGTGGATGCCATTTCGGCACCACTTATCGCGGAGATGTCAGCTATCGCTACCGATGCGTCAATCCCTGCGGTCGCTGCAGATGGGTCGAACATCATTGAGGTGCTGATTAAGGCACGCCAGGTGCTCAACGAGCGCAAGGTGACTACTGCTGGTCGCACGTTCGCTGTTGGTGCTGACATTGAGGCTGCGATTCTTTCGCTCCCGCAACTGCAGAAGGTGAACGAGTCGGGCAGCACGGAAGTTCTCCGTGAAGCAACCATTGGCCGTCTTTTCGGTTTCAATATTGTTGCGGATCAGGCTCTCGCGTCTGACTTCGGTATCGCGTACCACAAGGATGCGTTCGCGCATGTGACTCGCCCGTCGCGTCAGCCTGAGGGTGCTGCGAAGTCTGCAACTGTTGCCCAGGATGGGTTCGCTCTGCGGTGGATCCAGCATTACAACCCGCTGCAGCTTGAGGATCAGAGCGTTGTGGACACTTTCTATGGTGCTACCACTCTTGACGCGGACCGCGCTGTTTCGGTAACCCTCGCACCTGCAGGGCCGTAAGCATGACTGCCCCGCTGCCGCTGGCCGGGGTCGATGAGCTCGCGGAATGGCTCGGGGAAGACATTGCGGACGGATCTTCGGACGCTAAGCGTGCGTTGAAGTGTTTGCGGATGGCTTCGGTGCTTGTGCGCCAAGAGGCGGGCCGCACATGGCTGACTGAGGGCGGGGAGCTTGATTCCCCGCCCGAGGCGGCTGTGATGGTCACGTTGTATTGCGCTGGGCGTGTGTACGAGAACCGTGAAGCTCAGACCCGTGGCGGTCTTGATGATTTGTCGGAGTCGTGGAAGGTCGAGGAGGCGGGGGCGTATTTGACGTCTTCTGAGCGTCGCCAGTTGGCGGGGCTTCGGGGCGGCATTCCTGGCATTTCTACGATCAGCACGACTCGTGTTGATGAGTCCGCATTCCCTTCTGGGTGGGTGCCCACTGACACTCCTGGGGTTGAGTTCCCCTGGTATTAGGGAGGTACTGATGCGTGGTGAGCGAATGCTGATCCGTGGTCGCCGTATGGCGGTGTCGCGCATGACTGACACGTGCACGATTACCCGGCCTGGCCCGAAGGTGCTCAACGAGTCAACTGGGGAGTACACGTCTACACCTGTGTCGGTGTTTTCTGGGCCGTGCAGGGTGAAGCATCCGACGGCTGCGGCGCGTGATGTTGATGCGGGTTCGCAGCTTCTTGCGATCAGTCAGCTGGAGCTTCATTTGCCGGTTTCGGCGGTGGGTGTTCGGGCTGATGATGCGGTGAGTATCACGGGGTCTGTGACTCGCGCGGAGCAGGTGGGTCGTAAGTTCACGATTGTTGCTCCGTTTGACGGTAGCCAGAGCACAGCACTTCGTTTCCGAATAGAGGCGGCTGATGGCAGAGGCTGATTTCTCGGAACTCATGTCGCTTGCGGCTGATCTCGAGGCTGCACCGGCATCGCTACCGAAGTATTTGCGTAAGGCGCTCGACGTAACGTCGATCAAGATCAAGAAGGATGCGCAAGCGACCGTGAAGGGCCGTAAAGGACTCGGGCACGCTGCGGCTGCTATCGATTACGAACTTGACGGCTCGTCAGGTGCCGTGTCTGAGATGTCGTCTGAGATTGGCTATTCGAAGGATAAGGGCGCGGGCGCGTTGGGAAATTTAATTGAGTATGGGGCACCGAACTCGGGCAACCATCTCGCACCCTCTCACGATCTCGGGAATGCGCTCTTGAACAACGAGGATGATTTTGTGCAGGGGCTCGAAAAGGCAGTCAGCGACTCGCTCAAGGCAAGCAATCTCTAGTGATTCTTGATAGAATGGGAGCGGCCCAAACCGAGAGCTGGAAACTCTCGCCGGGCCTAACCCTAAATCAAGGTCTAGTTGATTGGAGGGCTGCAATGCAGTCTACCCGAATCTGTTCTATCGGAAATTGCGAGCGCGAGCGTACCGCAAGAGGCCTGTGCTTGATGCACTACAAACGCGCGCAGAAAGACGGGTCGATCGGGTCGCACATTGGGCCACGGTCGATTGCCGCGATTGAGAGGCTGTTCGAGAGAGTGGACAAGCTGCCTGCCGGATGCTGGGTCTGGACTGGCTCTGTTGTCGGATACGGCTACGGGCAAATCAAAGTCAATGGGAGACAGCTCAAGACGCACCGCTATGTATATGAGCAGCTTGTTGGGGACATTCCTGACGGCATGTTTGTGTGCCACAAGTGCGATAACCCACCGTGCTGCAACCCTGACCATTTATTCCTTGGGACACCGCGAGATAACACTCAAGACATGGTTCAAAAGGGGAGGCGCGTTGACGTTAACTCCACTAAGTCGCATTGCCCGAGGGGGCATGCTTATTCCTCAGAGAATACGCGGATCACCAGCAAGGGATCTCGCGCATGCATTGAATGCGACCGGCAACACCAAAAGCGGAGATGGGCAAAAACATCTGCCGTTTAGAAAGAGGGGTGGTTTGTGAGGGCGCATCGTGATGCGGTGATTGCGGAGCTTCAGACTAGGTTGCCTGGTGCGGTGTTTAAGTCGTATTCGGCGGCTGCGAAAGCGCCGACGGTTTCCCGGTATGCGGTCGTGTTTATCGGTCGTGCGTCGAAGCCGCGTACTCGTTTTACTGGCGGTCAGTGGCGCGACATTTATACGGTCACGGTTCACAGTGTGGGGTCTGATGAGGATCTTGCGTTGTGGGTTGAGGAGCGTGTGGCGTTGTTGACGGGCGTGAAGCTCACGGTCTCTGGCCGGAATGTCTGGCCGGTGGAGTACATCACTGGTCAGCCTCCCAGTCTGGACGATGACGGTACTAAACCGTTGTGGTTCACGGTTTCTCAATTCGACATTATGTCTGACCCGGCATAGGAGGTTGTGTGTTTGTTCGCGTGAAGTCTGCTCGGGATGTTGACCCGCAGCATGAGTTTGATGTTTCGGTAGTGGAGCTTGATGCTCACCCGGACTTGTACAAGGTGGTTGATAAGAAGCCGGTTCTTGCGGCTCGGCCACCNAAGTACATGCGGCCCGTGAGGGTGTTGAAGAAGTAACTTTTCGAGAGTTTCAGGGCATCCCGTTGGGGTGCCTTTTTTGTTGCCCGGTGGCGGGTTGAACGAAGGAGAATGCTGTGGCATTAGAGACGGTAGCGGCGGGAACT